AGTTAGCGAGAGTCCGAACAGCGTCGTCCAAGGTCTCCACCAAAGGTTCACCACCAAGATTGAAGCTGGTATTAAACAGAATCGGACAACCCGTAGCATCATAGAAGGCTTTGATGAGTTTGTGGTAGTTTTCATTCTGTTCTGGGGTAACAGTTTGGATTCTACATGTGCCATCAGCATGAATGATAGAGGGAATCTTTTCTTCGATTCCAGGTTGACAATTCACAGCGTACATCATGTGAGGAGTCTCATCCATGCCACGGAGATCGAACCACTCATGAACATGTTCTTTAAGAATCGATCCAGCAAAAGGACGGAAGAATTCACGACGCTTAATTGTATTTACATGATCCTTACCATCAGGATCACGGGGATCATAAAGAATAGAACGGTTACCGAGAGCACGAGGACCAGACTCAGATCTACCTTGGAAGACTGCAACAATGTTCTTGTTAGTAATTAGATCAATAACAGTCTCATCAGTTGCTTCACTGAGTTCTGCCTCATACTTATCACAAGTCTTAGTAATGTCAGCATCACTATACTCATACTTAGGTCCAAGGTAGAGAGTCTCTGCCTTCTTCCGCCTCTTAGTATCACCAGTGATCCAGTGGTGCCAGAATAAAGCAGCACCCATGGCAGTACCAGAGTCATTACTTACTGGTTCAACATACAGATTAATACCTTCGTCTTTCAGTTCATCCAGATAGTAGTAGTTTGCTACACAGTTAAGACCATATCCACCAACAACAATAACATTCTTATTGCCAGTCATTTTAACTGCTTTTCTAATCAGATTGGCAACCTGCTTCTGAGTCTCCTGCTGAATCATGTATGCAGCATCTTTTCTATTTTCAAGATCATACAGATGCTCACCTTCTTTCCTATCCATGAAACTAACTTCTGGAATCATGTGAAGGTTATAGATTGTACCGTTAGGATAAAATGGGGTAAAGACCATTCTATTAGCAACCTGAACATCAATCATTCCATCATCCACAAAGAATGGTGGTAAGTATCCAGGGTCTTTGCCATAAGGCGAAAGTCCCATGGTCTTACCTGCTTCAATAGCAGGGAATCCACAATACTCAGTCACACCCTCATATGTTTTTACGATACCAGCATTGGGTGTAGCAAACAACTCATGATCCGTATTCCCTGGGGACTCATAATTAGCTTCCTCTCCCCAATTATTCCAGAACCCAACATCAAAGTTCTTATAATAGCAGGTAGGAGTAGCAAACTTTGTACCAATGTGCTTATATTTTGTATCAAACTTTGCAGGATAAGCACAGTCAAAGATAGTCTCAGTCTCCCAATAGTCATGAACAAACTTCTCAATGGCACCAAAACTAGTCCAAGATCCAGCACCATCTACAACAACCGCAGTTGCAGTTTCAAATCCAGAATTATAAAAAGCAGATGCAGCATGTAACCTATGGTGCATACGAGCAAGATCAACTACACTGTCTGGTCTCTCACCAAAATCAGCGTCAGGAATATTAGGAAGAAGACCAATCTTACGACAGAGACCGTAGTAAGGATCATTTCCACAGTAATCCATGTGCAGCTTGTGCTGCTCGATGGGAGTGGTATGAGACATTACAAGATAATCGATCTTATCTGTATACTCTTTAATGAGCATGAGGGATGCTAAAGGAGCACCATCATACTTTGCACGAGATAGTCTCTCCTCTTCAATATTAAAGACGATCTCACCATCTTTCAGAAGACACACACCACCGTTGTGCCCTCTCGACATACCTGCAATCCATTGTGTCATTGACCAAACCCCTTATTATGATTGTGCGCTGGATTATCACAGCACGAGTTCTTTACTACTGGTTCTTTCTTAGGTTTTACCTCTGCCTTTACTGGTTTACCCAGTCTCTTTCTACAGATACTAATAATGTTTTTAATATCTTTGTCGCTCATCGACATGCATCCATCATTATTCATGTCCTGATAGTCTTCTGCTGTCAGTCTGATGGGAGAGAATATTCTCTTACCTTCACCAAGGTCTACAATATCAACATCAGGATCATTAGGATACGAGATATTGATAGGGAATGTAGAACCAATAACTGCCGTAGCAGTTGTACCTACTGACTTTGCAATGTGTTGGCCAACACTATCACATCCCAGGAAATGATCAGCATTCTGAATCAGACCTGCCCACAATCTAATGTCCTGAACTTGAGGAAGTGCATGAGAGTGAGGACTATCCCCAGTTTCAAAGGGAAACTCACTCATGATAACAACAGTGTAGTCTTTCTTCAAGTCATTGATAATTGTGGAAATATCAGAGACATTAAAACTTCTAGATGTTGGGTCAAAGATGTATCCACCAGCGTCTGTTACACCTCTACCAAAAGGTTGCACCACGATGACCTTATCTTTACCAGTCTCTGCCTTAATATTTTCGATAGTATTAAGTGCAGTAATGCCTTCAGTGGTAGTGATTCTGATATTCGGTTTTGGTAATTCTCTGGGTTCTTCTAACCCATTGATCTCCATATCAAATGCTTGAGCAAGACTACATTTTTGATTGTAGTAATGCCAGCGACGATATGGTTCGGGAGTGACGCAATCTCTTTCTTTGATCTTATCCTCAAAGAGATTCTTGTGCCAGAAATCATATGCGTACTTATGAAGTACAGGATGACCTTGGAAGAAGTTCATCCCACCTTCGCACACAATGATAAAATCATCATGCGTTTCAGCGTATTTTTCTAATGCAGGGATGGAACAAATTACTCTGCCAGCTCCACCATTAATGAAGAATGCTTTCGATCTCATGCTGTTTTTATCAACGAGTTATTTAGTTACATAAAGAGAACCTGATTTATGCGATCATAATCAGTGAACATTCCGAGGTCTACATTTTGACCATGAAGTACATCGGCTTCATATAGAATACATCTATTATACACCATTTCAAACTCATGTTCAATAGTCCACTCAGGAGAGACATCAACATTACCTTTGATATGTTTAAACAACTCGGTATCTGTCATAGAATCTTCATTCTCTGGCACAGGGATACCAGTCCTACCTCTATCTGGTAGTGTCATCTGACCATTGAAACTATAAAGATTAGTTCCGCCAGCACATTCTTCTGGCGTGTTCAAGTAAATTACTGATCCAAATTGTCCCTGCAGATTCATTCTCATAGGATAAGAATCTTGATGAGGAATAATTCCATTTGGATTTCTAAGTAATGTAGAGTCATTAATTACATTACACATGAACCCAGTCTTGTCCCACTCCGCCTGAAAATAATTAACATCAAAGGGTCTTTCCCACAAGTCTGGGTCAAAACACAACATGAAGAATACTTTCTCTAGATTATATTGAACTTCTCTAGTATCTACAAAGACTCTATTGCCAGGAAGACTACTAATCAATTCTGGGTTTTCTTCTGGAGTAATCTTCTTAGAATCCAAACAAAGTTGTCTAACCTCATCTGGATTCTTATAGAAGTTATCAATCACTACTGCCCTTTTCTTTTGAGGACCGATATCTACTGCGATCTTTACATCAAGTTCGTCATTTACTTCAAACATGTTTCAAAAAGGTATAGGACAAAAAAAAATTCTGGGAAATTTTTTCCCAGAATCTTGAAATTAAAATGTCAATTTTGTTTCAGGGTCTGAGATGTGGAGGATCAAGTGCCTCTCTTCTGTCAAACTCTTGCTGATCAGGATCTCTTGGCCAAACAATCAGGTGAGTAGCAGTTCCAACACCTGCCCAAGCGGCAGGAAGATCTCTTAACTTCTGGCGATACTCTCTCCAGTTATTAGCAAAACCTTCAGGAGCATCAGATGGAATTCTATTATCAGAGCCTGCAAGATGCTTGTTTCTTAATTCTCTTACCCAGTCCCATCCAAAGGAACCATCCTCTTCACCATCTTCATCAACAGGAACAGAGAATCTAGGAGTGCTCCAAGCACCTTCTCCACCATTAGCATTTGGATCCCAATAGAAGGATTTCATATCATACGCTTCAGACAGATGAGTTGGATCTGCAATCGTAGGATTTGGATCCTCCTCAGGTCCAGCCTGGACTTCAATAAATTCAGGTCCATGAATACATCCATGGATTGCTGCAGCATGAAGAGGATACCTAGTAGCATCCAGATCTACCTCATAAACATCAACAGGAAGAACTGATGGATATGTTGGATCAGGAAGTTCCCAGGTTCTAGAGAGTCTGCTGCTCTTAGTCCCATCAGCATTCAAGAAATACCAGCAACGAACAGTGTCTGGTCCTTCATAGCAACAGCATCCAACATTATCATCATCTTGATCTTGACCCATCCAATCAGTAGGGACAGGGTATAAACAGTTTCTTGTAATGTGTGCCATTTTTCTTTTGGTCCTCCGTGTTATTTAGAATTACTGCCAATAGGTCAGAACGACCAATCCACCTTGTCCAAAACCGCCCCAGCAGTCAGAACCTTCAGTACCAGCGGTAAATCCACCACCACCAGGGAACAGAGAGTGACCGTAGCAGCATCCAACCACATTACCTGTACCACACTTAGCACGACCCTTAGCAAGGGTAACACTGTAAGGACCAGGAGTACCACCAGCATAAGGAATGTGCTCAGTGTTACAGTACTGGTTAGCAACCTCACCACTGGTTGTA